TGTTTTTAGCGTGTCTTGCTTTAAATGATTTTTGGCGTGCTTTCTCTGCAGGTGTCTTAGGGCTTTTGCCTGCACCTGAAACGCCTTGTTGTCCAAACCTAATAGTCTTTACTTTGTCGCCTTCTTTAGCGACCACTACATGACTCTTCTTAGGATGGTTAGGAGTACGTTTGGGCTTATTATACCCACTAACGCCTACTCTAGATAATTTTGGGTCTTTTTTACTCATAAAGAAAAGGAGAGACAGCTCCGAAGAACTGCCTCCCCACTCCTATTTAGGCGTTAACGTTAAGTACGAAGCCTGACTCAGGACGCAATACTTTTACGCCGTAGAGCTGATCTGCAGTGTACAGGTTAGCAAGGAACTCTTGCTTGTACTGTGTCTGCGAACGAACACCCATCTGTTCTGCCAACACAAAGGTGTCTTTGTGGATAAGCAGTGCAGCTTTAAGGTCATTAGCGTTTACTGCGTTATCAGCAGCGGCTTCAGAAGTAGCGCAGTTAGTAGAGACGTAAACGTCAATACCGTACAGGTTACCAATCTTGCCGTTCTGTACAGGCTGTCCACTTACGAAGTCAGAAGACACGTAGCGGTCAATACCCATAATAGCGTTACGCAGCGAAGGAGGAATAACAAACGCACGATTGTCGAAAGGTACGTCTGCGTCGTCCATCTTCTGAATCAAAGCTCGGAAGCCTGCGTCAGTGAACACGTCAGAAGCTGTTACTGTGTCAGCTGCGTACTGAGTCAAACCAGTAGACGCATCAACGTAGTAAGAGTTAGTGTTTGCATAAGTACCTGCAGCGTCACCAAGGTTAACAGCCAAACCGTGAAGGTCTGAGTCAACTTGACGAGCAAGTGCATAACCTGCGTCAGAAGTGTAGAACTGACGGAGGCTAGTAAGCGCCTGTACTTCAGTGATGTCTTCGATCAAACGAGAATACTCAAAGTGCTTGTCAATGAGTACAGCTACGTTGCTCTCAGTATCGCTCTGAATGCTAACAGCAGTACCTGCAGCCTTAGCAGTGGCAGTACCACGGACAGGAGCAGGAATGTTGATAGTGTCGCCTTTCTTGCCTGTCATACCCATCTTCTTGACTAGGTTAGCAAGCACAAGGCTCTTTTCGTACTGGGCGCGTACTTCGTCACTCCAAATCTCTGGAATGAACGTTGCCGCGCTTGTGTTGTTTACTGCACCACCCATTGAAGGGTATACTGATTTTGTTACAGCCATCTTATTTCTTCCTTAGTTAGATAATCATTTAACACGTCCCTCCGCATAAGCTAGCATGATTTCATCAGACATAGCTGTATAGCGATCAGGATCGTTCTTCATTAGCTTAATAATGTCTGCACGTCGGAAGATTTTCTTACTGTTAGTTTCTGATGTACCTGAAGCGCCGCCTGTAGAAGCTGCCTTTAGAGCAGAGTTTCTACTAGACTTCTCAGCGTTTACAGTTTGTCCAATCAAACTCTGGCGGTCTTTCCACAGGCTAAATATCTCATCAGCTGCTTCATAGTCAAAGTTTCGATCAGCTTGTCGCAATAGATTAGTCCTGAATTGACTCTCTCCCACCCAACTAACAAACTTCTCGTCAGTCAGTATATCAGCCATGTCAGGATGCTTTTCTTTGAGCATTGCCTGAGCGCTAGACTTCTTCATGTCCAGTGAAGTCTTTTGGGCTTCTTGGACAGCAGGATGTTTTTCTATTGCTCTCTGTATTGCCTTTTCAGGGTCAGAGAAGTAATCAATCTCCTCGTCTACAGTCTCTTCTTTCTTTGTGGATTGTGACATTACAAATTCGTCAACAACCTTCCGCAGCTCTCCCACTTCTCCACTTTGTCGACCAAGCATACGCTCAGCCTCTTGGTGCATTCTGACAAGCTCTGCAGGACTCTTGTTCCTATACTTGTCTGGGATGTCTTCTTCAGTAGGTTGCTCTTGCGAGTCTACTGCGTCTAACTCTTCTGCTGTGTCGTTTTCGTCTTCTAGTCGTCCGTCTTCTTCAATGTCTATCAGTGTAGCCATTATTAAACTCCGTGATTACTCATTATGGAGATTGATGGTTGTGTAAGGCTCTTACGAGTTCTCCTTACTGCGTTCGCGTTTAATTTGATCTTGTCTGTTCTTAGCCCACTTCATAGTCGCTCCCGGCCAATGACCGGATATAGGGTCTAAAGTGCACTGAACAGCGCTGACCATCCTAGACGCTGTTTTGTCGCAAGTAGAGCATTCTGTTTCCCTTACCTCTTCGTCAATAAAGCGCTCTGTGACGTGTTGGTCTGGGCAGATGAACTCAAAAATCCTTCTAGTCATCTTGCGACTCCTCTTTCAGGACTTCTAAGGTTGAGTCTACCGTGTGAGGCAGATTGAGGATCAACCTAGCTATATTTAGCTGTCCCTTCTTGTAATAAAGGTCTTCGACGCTTTTGACAGCCTCTATCCCCTCTATTGCATCTACTAACGCAGTCATTTCCTTGTCTACGTTCTTCCAACCTTGTGTAAGCAGCATTTCTTGTATCTGCTCATAGTGTTGTATATCTGCCTCATTCATATTGTTTTTCCTCCTTAGGACAATAATGCTTGACTTCTTATGGCAAGTGTGATATAGCGCAGGACTATACCACAAAGTCAGCCAAAAGTCAAGTCTTTTTTGTAGTTTCTTTCTTAGGGGCTTTAGCAGCCTCTGCAGCAGCTTCTAGTGCCGCTATACGCTTATCTAGCCGCGCATAAGCAGCATTGATCTGCTCAACTACACTTTCCAACTCTTTATTGCTGACCATTCTTCATATTCTCCTTTACTACTTCCAATCCTAGCTTCTTCTCATCTAGAGCAAGGTTAGCTAGTCGCATACGCTTCTCAAAGTCTTTATCACTCTCAGAAGCCGTCTGTGAGGACGCTACAGCCTTAATACGAGCCGTCTCAAGCTCTACAGGGATGCCACGAGCCTCTAGAGCTATCTTCTGTGCTCTAGCGTTAGACTCTGCTGCCTGAGCGTTCAGAGCCGCTGTCTGGCTGTTCTTAAAGGCTCTATCTTCCTCTGCCAGTGCCTGCTGCATCTGCTGCTGCTCTGGGTTAGGCTGCTGAGCCTGTATCATTGTCTGTATCAGGTCTTCACGGTTAGTGATGTTCATGTTGTCAATAACCGCCTGCATGATAACAGGGTACACAGGGCTGTCTTGCGGCATAGTCTGTAGCAGCTGTACTAGCTGAGCTACTTCGTACTCACGAGCAACAATACCCAACGTACTAGTGGCAACAAACTTATAGTCGTTGACAGGGAATAGCTCTGGCTCAAACTGCATATAACGCCACGCAGCCTTCTCGATAAACGGCAACAAGAACGACTCTTGGAAGTTTACTAGCGTACGCTTCTGACGCTTGATGATGCCGCCCAAGCTCATAGAGCTACCTGCAGACGTTGTACCACCACCGTTCATAGCCTGCTGTGCTGTGTCTACACTGCCTGTAGCAGCCTGCACCATGCGCTGTAGCGAGTCAGCCTGAGCAAAGGTGATTTGACTCACTTGCCCAAAGTTAAACGGCTGTATAATCTCTGCAGGGTTGCCATTGGTTAGAAGCAGCTTACCTGCCTTAACTTCTGGTTTAGTGCCGCGAGGCATACGTGTAGCGTCCATAGCAAGCATAGGATGTACAGTGAGGGCTAGAGCGTCAATACGCGCACGCAGCTCAGCATCTAGAGCCTTTTGGCTGTTGAAGCCCTTCTCACACACGCCCATACCCCAGAAACGGCTTGGGACAACATCCCACGGGAATGCCACTACAGGTCGGTCAGACATCATGTAAGGAGAGGCTTCAGCCTTTAGCAGCTTACCGCCGTTAGCAATAACGACAATAGCTTCTACGTAGTAGCTGTCATTTCCTTCGTCGTCTGTCTCGCTGTCAAAGTTAACCATCTCGTCGTCATCGTCAAAGGCATTCTCTAGCAAATGACGTGGGACAAGTCCGTAATACTTGGTCAACCTAACTTTGTCTTCTGGCTGCTGCCACAGCTCTTCGTCAGGCTCTAAGTCTAAGTCAGGCGCTGCACGTCCAACATAAGTCTTCCTGTAGACACCTTCTTCTTGCAGCTGAGCTACCAGATGAGACGACACAAACTCGTCAATGGCTACACCTACAGCACTGTCAATGTCAGTTGCTACAGGGTCTATGAGGAAGTTGTGTGGTTGGATAGGACGTAGCTTAACAACGGTGCGGTCACGGATGTTAACACCCACGGCAGTCATAGCACCGTCCATGACAGGCTCTGTAGCCGGAACCATCTCTTTCTTAGTCTCTAGTACAATCTCACCAATACCTGTACCGTAGACAGCAGCGTTGATGAGACACTCACCCACTGCCTTCCTGATCTTGTTCTTAGTAAACTCTTGTGACAGAGCTTCACGTAGGAAACGTACGTCAGAGCGGTCTGAGTCGCCCATGTCGTCTTGGATGTCAAAGAACTTACCACGTCCAAACGTAGCCTCTTCAACGTCAGCTACAGAAGACTCTACAGCTTGGAGTAGGGCAGGGGAGACAATCTTGCTACGCTCTGACTCACGAGTCTTGTCTTCGTCAGCCCAAATGCCACGCCAGAGGCGGTAGTATTCGTCAAACTTGGCATCGTAGTTTGTCTCAAAGAACTCACGCCAATCGTCAACTTTGTACATAACCCAGTCTTCAAGGGTTTCATCGACCAACTGCATGGTGTCTTCGTTGTAGTCTTCCATATCAATATCCTGTGTAAGAGTCTAGCGATTCTTCGTAGTCTTCATCTATGTAGCCCCAATCGTAAGCTACGTGTGCTAGCTGATCTATATATGCTAACGAGTCAACAGTGTCGTCATGTACTAAATGATTAGGAAACTGAAACAACTCGTCCATGAACTGCACATTCCAATCGCCTTTGTTCAGTGTTATTAGTCCGTTCTCAAACCTGCCTTGTAATGCCCACATTATTCTGTCGGTCTTCTTTCTGTTACCGTGTGTTAACTCTTCTACTCTAAAATACTTGTTGTAGCGCTTCATAAGGTCTGTCAGAGGCGACATAACAGCCTGCCTACTAATACCCTTCTCTATGCCTACAGCGATGGGGTAGGTTTCTCTAACAGCGTCAAAGATGCGTTCTGCAGTCTCGTCTAGCGTCCACCTACCAATAATAATCTCTTTAACCCACCACCCGTGCTCATTGACCTTAACGACGGCTATAGAGCTGTTATCCAATCTCTTGTTGCTCTTTTTACCCACTTCTTCAAAGCCTGCTAAGTCACAGGCTATGTAGTAGTCGCCTACGTCAGGCTCGTCTTCGTCAAACTGCACCCACTCTTCTTTAAACATCTCAGAGCCTTTAGCTTCAAAGGAAGCCATAAACTCTTGTCTAAAGGCATAGCTAGACAACGTACGTTTAGCACTGTCTATCTCTGTAGGGTCTATAAGAGGGTTGTCGTAGCTTGTGAAGTGCCACGCATTGTAGTCCTCTAGCTTACCCAGTGATGCTTCTGTGTACAGGTCGTAGAAGTGGTTACGTCCCATTGGCGTACCAATGAACAACGCTTCTCCTTTTAAGTCAGACAACGCAGGACGTAGAATCAACTCCCACACTTCTGGCTTAAAGTCAGCAAACTCGTCTAGCACAACGTAGCGTAAACTAACACCACGCATAGTCTCTGGTCTGTCACTACCCTTCAGAGAGATAGAAGAGCCGTTAATGAGCTTGAGCGTTAGATTATTGACGTGGCTGTTGGCTATAACGCCCTGCCCCATATCTAACAACATATCCCATATAACATCTCTAGCTTGTCCCTGTGTAGGCGCTACATAGAAAACTTTACCGTTCTTAGACGATAGAGCCTTTACTAATAGCAACGACGCAGCTAGTCTAGTCTTGCCTGTACGTCTACCTGCCGCAACAACTTTAAAGCGAGACTTGTCAGCCCACACCTCTTGCTGCCACGGAAGCAGGTTTATCTGTAAGTCTTGCGTTGCTGACATCTAGTACGTCCACACTACTTGTGGCAAGTCTCTTATGTCAACGTGTATAAAGCCTTTAGCGACACCAATGCCGTTAAAGCCTAACTCCATAGCATTACGTATAATCGTTGCACGTTCAACACCGTTACTCACGGCTATGTCGGCTGCTATGCCTTGTGTATGTACACCACCCTTTGACTTACGAGCCTCTGCAGGGTGTGTTACGTCTCTGTAGCCGCTAGTGATAACAAATGGGAAACCACAAGCAGCTCTTAGCTCGTCAAGCCTACGAACAAACGACTCATTTATCTTATTCTCGCCAGTGTGCTTACAAGCAAACTCTTCTAACGTAAAATACTTAAATGTCATCGTCTGTTTCTCCCTCGAGTGTCTCACCAATCGTTATTGGCTCATTAGTGTCTATGCCGTTAATAGTGATACTGACGGCTGCTCTGCCATTGCTGAGCTTATCTTTCTCAAAATAGCTAAGAGGCATTATTCTGTCAACAATCAACTTCCACGCTGCAGACTGATTCTTGTGGTCATCGTCCAACGCAGCATTGAATATAGCGTCCATTACCTCTCGACTCTTAGGACTAGCTAACATTCTAGCTTTATACTCTTCAATTGCTGAAGCGTCACCCTTAGGACGACCTACTTGCCCTCTATTACCCTTCTTCTTTTGTTCAACAAGTGCTTTAGGGGGACGACCACGCCTCTTCTTTGGCTTAACGTCGTCTATAGAGTTTTTAGAGTCTATAGAGTCTTTAGAGTCGCTATTGCTCATTACTAGTGTCCTCTACCATGCTTAGAGCATAGTGTAGCTCTTTAAATTCTTTACGTATAAAGAGGCAACTACTAATAAACAACACTAACGTAAGTGTAGATAGAAGAATAACCATTGTTTTATCCTCTTTAGGAACATAATATCAACACCATATAGCGTTCTACGTCAGTAGTCTCTATAGATGCTAATAACTGGGTAGCATTTATACCACATTTTTACTAAAAAGTCAAGTCTTTTTTACATTATTTTCGTTATCAACACAGGGCGTTGCTGACTAACCTGCCTACTAAGCTGACGATGCGGATTTCTAGAGGATAAAGAGTCTCCGCAGACGCAATTGTTTCCTCAATTATTACAATAGCTTAGCACAGCATAGCCTACATAGTTAAATCCACCTTTTTTGTTAAATTTACATTGCTAAATTGCACTATTTTGTGCTCGTGAGCCTACCACTATAATTCTCCACAGCCACCACAGCACCCCCGCCCTAAATTGCTACCCCGCCTTAGTTGGCACGATTATTGCATAGCTCCAGAGCGGCTGCGCCTGCAGAGTTGGCACGATAGTTGCATAGGCTACATAGTAAAGCTATTGCTTTAGTATCTATAGAGCTGCAGAGTTGGCATGGTTGTTGCATAGCCGCTGCAGTTGACAGAGTGTGTGTGTCTGTGTTGCAGCCTACAGAGACAACCTAGACATTGGCACACTGATTGCATAGGCAACATTGGCATGGTAGTTGCATAGGCTAAACAGTGACAAGCAAGGTCTGTGCCAACTACACAGATAGCC